AATGCCGTTGCAGTTTGTCCATTTCTTATTATCTGAGATACTGCAAATTCATCAGAAATAGGACCAACAATTCTGTTTTCCTCGATCCTTGGTTGCATCTGGTCTTGTGAGACGATGCCTGAAGTATCAGGAATAACAGCGTATCCTTTTGATATCTTTTGGTAATATAATTCTAGATCTTCTACGTTAGCAAACTCAAAACATGTGAGTTTATGGTGTGAGAAGTTTGGTGCTATCTGTGATAGGTCATCACGATAGTATACACCAGTGTTGTCACCGTCAAAGAATGACTGTTGCCAGAAATAGCATCCACCAGTTAGTTTGAATATACCTGATGGGACTGGTTCGTTAGCAGCAGTGATACCTAATGATCCTTGTACTGTTGGATACGGTACATACTTAGGTACAATCTTAGTTCTTCTGAGGTCGGATCCCACAACTGAACAACCCCTGGGTACGATAACGCCACCACGAGTTGAATTGAATTTATGAAGTTCGTTAGATGCTGAGGTGAGGTCAAAGTTACTATTCTCATTAAATGGTTGGATCTGGTTATAGTCTGTGATACCAGGTCTATTATCAATTACATACTCAGAAGGATAGAGGTATATACTGAATGCGTCAAATTCGTCGTTTGAAAGACCAACTCTATATGAAAATCTTGCTACCTCTAGGAATGCACGTTGCAACGTCTTAAAGGGACGCAATGCAGAGTTACCTCGGTTATCATATGCATCCGATGCATCAAAGTCGTCGGGGTTGACGTATATAATACGACCAGTCCTCGACGTGATGATATTTTTAAGACGGGTTAATGCCATTGGTGGATTATCCTACTGATATATTTATTTGCTTCTTAGAAGCTTATTTTAGTCATATTCTTCACCTCGAAGTCATCAGATTGTGTTTCAAATCCATTGACCACATAACTAAGATCTGCTGAAGAGGAATAAACAAGTAGGTTCTGACCAGGACCAACTATGATTGAACTATTCTTCTCTGAAGTATTACCAGCAATAGGATTATCATAGAAGAGGTAATCTTCTCCATTGTATATCTCTGCTGTATCTGCCTCTATACCATCAGCAGCACCTATTGTTGCTACGTTGAATGTGAGGTTAGCAGCACCTCCACCACCTAACTGAGCATCATTGACAGTTAGAGTGTTTCCTGCTGCATGTCCAAATCCACCATTAAGTAGAGTGACAGCCGCTGCACCCGATCCATCTACCACAATAGTAACTTTAGTTGTGGTTAGATCACCACTACCAGTGGTAGCATTGGGTGAAATATTTGTATAGGTACCTGCTGTCCTTGATCCGTCAGCACCACCAATAGTATCAACTGTCAATCCTTTACCACTGACAACAGTTGCCATTGCTCTGGTACCATTGTTTAGCGTAGGAGTATCATAGAATTGATCTCCAGAAGTAAATGCTTCAGATCCTACACCTAAAGTAACCTTAAGGTGACAGGTATCATGATCAAAGTGCTGCACAAATCCATAAGGACCAGCAGTAACACCACCAGAGTTTTCAACAGTCTGTGTAACTTCGTTAAGGGTGAAAGTATCACCACCAACTATTGGTTCACCAGCAACATCATAGATGAATACCTCAACATATGCTGGGTTAGCATTAACAGAGGTGTTAAAACCTATTCCTTGAGTATCACCTGTAGGTGTGCCGTCTGCATAGACAAATAAGTTTGTCTGAGTGTCAGAAGTAATTGCAATAGATGTATATGCACCTGCGGTACCTGCGGTACCAACCTTACTGACTCCAGCAGTATATTCAGTACCTGACCCATTGGTACCTTCAGCATCATCTGCTGAGAATTTAAGTGGATAGTTGTTGCAACTAGCATCCACTAGGTCATACTTGTAAGTCCTACCTATATCATACTGTGGTGACTGGACATAGATATGGTCTGTTGCTGAAACACCAGTTTCGGATACAACATACTTGGTATCAATCTGAGCAGCAGTATCAACTGGGAATTCAAATGTAGCAGTAGCGTTAGATGCTGCACCAGTAAATGATTCTCCTTCTGTCCAGAAGTTTAAGAGATATACACCATTATCTGTTAATAGAGTAACGTTAGCACCATTATTATGGTCAACGTCAGCAGTACCAAATCTGTTACGTTGTACAGTCAGGTCATTACCTGCAACAGTTGTAATCTCTAGTAACTCATTATCAATCTTGACAATACCACCAGATACAAATCCAGTAGAATCAGCAACTGTTAGAGTAGTATCACCTGCAACATAAGTTGCACCCTCATCAATAGTTGTAGTTGTTGCAGATTCTGACCATGCATTGATTCTACTACCTGCTTTAATAATAGCAGAGGTAGTACCAAGTTGGTTTCTGGTAATAGTTAATTGGTTGGTAGTAGTATTAATACCACTAGCATTAATAGTTGAGACCTCACCACCTATGTTAGCGTCTGATCCAATGGTAAGATACATACCATCGGCAAGACCAGTGTTACGTGAGATCTGTACCTGTGTGCCATTAGCAGCGATATCTGTATACTCAATGAATAACTGGGAAGTTCCTTGTTGTCCTCTAAACTTTGCAGTTAATCCAGATGTTGCTCCAGTTAATGTTTCACCACCCTGTAAGGTACCAGCAAGACTGTCTGCCTGTAGGTTGGTTAAACTAATTTCTTTTACTTGAGTGAATAATTCAACGTCATTAGTTGGTTTAAATACATCAAGAATTTTTGCTTCAGCACCATTAGTAGTCAGAATAGTTGCTCCTGGTATAGCATTAGCGTCTTGGAAACCTGGATTCAGTTTCAGTTTATATCCTGTTATAGGATTACCTTGCACCAGTTTATATGTGGATGTATTAGTTCCATCTAAATGCAGCACTTGATCATAGTCACGAAGTGCAGCTCGGTAAGATGCTGATCCACTACCTTGGTTACATACGTTTAGAACAGTGCTACCACTCCTAATAGTATTACACTTGTATAAAACTGTATTTGTTGTTGCCCCTGGTTTATCAGCGGCTAGTCTTCCTGCTGTCATTTGAATTTACCAACCTGATAAGAAATGTTGTTGTAGTCTAATTTGTCCACCTAAAGTAGGTGCTGCGAGTGCTCCACCGAAACTAATTGCAACATCACTAATGTTATTAGTAGATAGTAGGGTTGCATCAGCGTTGGGGAATTGAATAGTAACGCTTTCGTCAATGTTACTGGCATCAAAGTTGATAATACCGTTGACGTTGTTAGGATTATTTAGCTTACACAATTCTAACGTTTTATTCTTTAGGAACTGTGTCTTTAACTCACTAACTAGGACGTTTACACCTGAAGTATTAAGAGGTGCAGTAGGATCATCATCAGGGAATGAGAATGTATAAGTCTGGTTATCCTCTATATTAGAGAGATCAAACTGTATCTTTCTACCTTCACCATCAGCAGGATCAGTATCACAGAATATTGCTCCTTTATAAACCTTATTGGTTAATGTCTGAGAAGATGCCTCACCAACTATCTTGATGTTAAGGTCAGGGAATGTAACAGTTCTGTTATTAGTTAATCCAGATGAATCAAATATAACATAACGTGTTGGGTTATTCTCATCATCAGAAGGTGTATTAGAGAATGTGGGGTTAACCATATTCTTATTGAATACATTCTGATTTGTTATATCATCAAGTAATGTAGATTGTGTCTGTGCTGCACCAAAGTCAGGTAACTTGTAGGTGTGTGCACCTGGTGATTCCCATGCGTCAGTCTCAAACTTCGCAATCTTGTCTGTAGCGGTAGATCCTGTAATCTGTAACTCACTGTCCTTAATAAGGATAGTCTTGTTAGTTAAAGTCTGGAATGTGTCATTAGCAACCAGAGTTGTACTTGTATTAGTACCAACGTTAGGTAGATCAAAACGACGTGTGCCTGACTGTGTAGAAATAGTATCTACATTAAAATGTGCTCTCTTACCAGTGTTTTGATCACCTTGTAAGTAGAACTGTGCATCAGTCTGAATTATGGATCCATTAACTGTGAAGAAACCACTACCTTGTGGTGTCATCTCTATACTAGAAGATGCAGATGCAGTATCAATTGCTCTAATTAATAGAGTACTTGATCCATCTGTATTTTCTCTTCGACTATTATAGAGGGCAGCACTACCAAATGAGAGTCCTATCTCATCAATAGCAGTCTGGTATATTCCAGTGTCTCTGTCCAGGTCAAAAGCCAGTCCTGGAGCTGCCTGTGATCCTGCACTAAGACCACGGAAAAGTTGATTTACTTTTGCTTTTCTATTAGGTATTAGAGGATCAGAGATAACAATAGGAAGAATAGCTTCACCAGTTACTAGAGCATTGGAAATTGTTTCTAACTGGGATATTCTTTTAGTTGCCACTGCGATTTAACAATTTGCTACAACTTTATTTATACGACAAAAAACCCCCTTTACTGGGGGTTTGAGTAATATGCACAATATGGCATGCTATTGACTGTGAAAAAGGTAAAACACTTATTTAACAGAGCAGTTCTTGACATATTTTTTCTTCTGCTTTACTGTTGCTATTGACTATACAAGCGAAGTAATCGTCGATTAATTCTTCTTGAGGGGTTGTCAAACAGTAATCTGTTTTTAAGTGCTTCCACTCAGCTAGCTGATTTTGCGATTTAATATTGTGCATTGTTACTCCGTGAAATTTGAAAGATTAACTCATGATGTAGAGAGTTTTCAGTGCATCTTGGTCTCCTAAACTTCGTTACTATTTATAAGAATTGGGTCCGTATTCCCTGATACATTAATAAAAATTTATGCCTAGTCCTGACCATTAGTTGCAAACCATCCAGTAGCAATATATTTGTTTTTAATGTAAGGTGGATTACCCCTATGGACATGTGTCCAGCATGCTGGCCATATTGCTACGGTACCAGCAACAGGATATATCCTCTTACCTTGCATCAAAAACTCAGTCTCTGCCTCTCCTTCATGTGTGCTTAAGTATAGTGTCCAAGCAAGAATACGATTGTTATCCTTATAATGACCACTAT